TGGTGATGTGGCGCTGTGAAATAGCGATCAAAACCTACTAGTGCTTTGCTCAGTTGTGCTAGAGCGGCTGTGTCAATTGTTCTTAATTGTGTCATTTTAGATCTCCTTATTAGCAAGAACAGTTGTAGGACCCCGAAGGCATCCTACGTTTGTATTATATTACTTTTTGTCTGTAGGGTCAACCTCAGTGAAACTTGCATCTACTGTTTGTTCACCTTTTGCTTCCGTTTCTGCTTTGGCAGATTCAGCGGCTTGTTTTTTAGTGAACACAGGACCTGCTGTTTCAAAAAGTTTCTCAACGGATTTTTGAATTACTTCCGTATCTTCTCCAGAACATGCTTCCTCTGCTGTTTTAACGGCTTCATCAAACGCTGTACGTTCTTCTTCAGTTAATTCGGCCTTGTGTGTTTCATAGTCTTTCTTGATACTATGCATAGCACCTTCGGCTTGATTACGTGCATTGATTAACTCTGCCGCTTTTTTATCTGACTCTGCATTTTCTTCAGCTTCGCGAACCATACGTTCAATCTCAGCCTCAGTTAATCCGGAATCGGATTTGATAGTAATCTTATTTTCTTTGCCAGTATTTTTATCTTTGGCACTTACATTAAGAATACCGTTTGCGTCAATATCAAGTGTAACTTCAATTTGTGGTTGTCCACGCATTGCTGGTGCAATACCTTCCAAATTAAATTCACCTAATAGTTTGTTGTACTTGAACAACTCACGTTCACCTTGTGCTACCTTAATAGTTACAGCTGGTTGATTGTCTTCTGCTGTTGAGAATGTTTGTGAGTGCTTAGTTGGGATAGTTGTGTTCTTACTAATCAATTTAGTAAACACACCGCCCATTGTTTCGATACCTAGTGTTAGTGGAGTAACGTCCAATAACAATACGTCAGTTTTATCGCCTGCTAACACAGCACCTTGTACTGCGGCACCTGCGGCTACAGCTTCGTCTGGGTTAACGTCTTTACGTGGAGCCTTGCCAAACAGTTTCTCGACTGCTTCTTGTACCTTAGGCATACGTGTTTGTCCACCAACAAGAATAACTTCGTCAATGTCTGCGGCAGTTACCTTGGCATCAGACATGGCAATCTTACATGGCTCAATTGAACGCTCGATTAATTTCTCAACCATTTGTTCAAACTTAGCACGACTAATAGTTACATTTAAATGTTTAGGACCACTTGCATCTGCTGTAATATATGGCAGGTTAACGTCTGTGCTTTGTGCGCTTGACAATTCAATCTTGGCTTTTTCACTTGCATCTTTCAAACGTTGTAATGCCAACATGTCCGATTTAAGATCGATGCCAGAGTCTTTCTTAAACTGTGCTACTAAAAAGTCCATGATAGCTTGGTCAAAGTCTTCACCGCCAAGGAATGTATCGCCGTTTGTTGACAATACTTCGATTTGCTTGTCGCCGTCGATGTTGGCAATTTCGATAATACTAATATCAAATGTACCACCACCTAAGTCGTATACTGCAATCTTACGATCACGCTTGTCTTGTTTGTCCACACCATATGCCAGTGCGGCCGCTGTTGGTTCGTTTATAATACGCAATACTTCTAAGCCTGCAATCTTGCCAGCGTCTTTGGTTGCTTGGCGTTGACTGTCATTGAAGTAAGCAGGTACTGTAATAACAGCCTGTGTCACTTCGTAGCCTAGATAGTCTTCAGCAGTCTTTTTCATTTTGCGAAGTACTTCAGCAGACACTTGTTGTGGTGCTAACTTTTCGCCGTTTGCTTCGATCCATGCATCACCGTTGTCTGCTTTGATAATGGTGTATGGCATTAAGCCAATGTCTTTTTGTACTTCTTTCTCGTCAAATTTACGTCCAATAAGACGTTTACTTGCGTAGATAGTATTTTTTGGGTTTGTGACTGCTTGTCGTTTTGCTGTTGCGCCTACAAGTACTTCTTTATCTGTATACGCAATGATTGATGGTGTTGTTCTAGCACCCTCGCTGTTTTCAATTACTTTAGCAATTCCATTTTCTAGGATTGCTACACAGCTATTTGTTGTACCTAAGTCGATACCGATGATTTTGCTCATATTGTTCTCCTTTAATTAAGCAAGAATATGTAGGCCCTTACGGCGCACTACAAATTTATTTATCTCAGATATTCTCTGTTTTAAAGATATTGGACCAAATTTTAAGTTTTTCACGTTTAGCTTCAGCTGCACGTTCAATATTGGTCCAACTAACTACGTCAAGTTCTTGTAGTATTTCAATCATAGCATACAAGTCCCCTATTTCTTCTTCCAAGTGTTCCCTATTAGTTTTGGGTTTTCCTGGCTTGAGATTATCTAGTCCAAAGCGACTGATTTTACTTACCGCTTGTATAACTTCGGCGCATTCTTCTTGGAGAATATCCATTACTTCTTTAGTTTGACTATCCATTATATTACCTTTGATTTGAAAATGGGGCTATGTAGTCGCCATCTTTTGTAGTGCTGGTACGCAAAGTATTATAAACATTTTGAATACCTACTGCTTGATTCCAAGCATCTTCTAATGCGTGGTGTGCTGTAACTGGCGGACGTTGTGGATTGATTCCTATGTCAAACGCTGTTCGTACATCTCGTATTTCCCAAAATTTCCACGGAACAGCACGACCTACTTTTTTGAATACGTGTTCACAAATCATAATATCAAATGTTGATCCGTTACTCCATACACGCTTTGCTCCCCAGCAAAACTTATAAAGTTTCTGAAATGCATCTTCTAATGAAATACGATCCGTTGGATCAAATGCAGCTTCTTGGGCTTCTTTACTTTGTTGAGCCCACCATGCAACTGTATCGTCCATTACTATTAGTCCGTGTTGGTCGCAACTGTCTTGGTCAACTTTACAATAAAAGCTATCCATAACAGGTTCGGAAAGTTCTCTTCCAAATGGATCAAATTTTACGGCTCCAATGGTAAGAATGGCGGCATCGGTAGATGTCGCCAGTGTTTCTAAGTCAATCATTATGTCTGTATTTGCCATTTAAGTTCTTTCTTTATTATGAACTTAAATTATAACACATAGTAACTAATATGTCAATACATTTTCTTAGGTAAACTTTCTTTTTCGAGCTTCTTGCGCCAGCGAGCTTTGGCTGCACCTTTGGCACGTTTACGAGCAGTTGTTGGTTTTTCGTAAAACTCTTTAGCTCGCAGGTCATCCAAAATGCCAGCATCTTCCACTTTACGTTTAAAACGTCTTAGTGCTTGGTTGATATTTTCGTTATCTCTAACGGTAATACCTGTTCCTTTACTCTTCTGATTCATCATCATCCTCTTGGTTATTATCGGAAAACTGTTCTACAATTTGATCCAAATCCCAAATCCTATTTTTAGATATTAGATTATAAGGAGTTGTTTCGTCTTTAGTTATATAGTGTGCATTAGGTTGCGCCAGCAAGAATGTGACAAACTTCTGAGTTATAATATCACAGTTGTCAATATCTACAATAACTACATCTACTTGTTGGGCTACACTTAGCATCCAACTTATATCAGTTTCTTGTTCATCAAACATAAAAATATTTAAATCATCAATACTTCTACTTAAAATGGATTGAAACTGTTGTTTAATGTAATTCGAAGGCTTAACTAAAAGATAACTTAGATTCAAATTGAATAATTTATCTGGTGGGGTTATTAGAGTTATTTTTCCTAAGTTCATATATCCTACTTGCAAATTCTTGTAATCTTTCTCTTGAATAATTAGCAAACTTTGGACCTCGAGCTTTAGTTTCTTCTACAAAATTATATAGCGCAGGGTCTGAAAACTTATCAATTATTAAATCATTGAATTGAGCTATGTCATAAATTCTATACAAATCATCTTTGGGTTTACTAATACGAGACCAAATTGTTTCTTCACTTTGTTCTGCATTTTGTACGTACCCTGTTACGATCTGTCTTTGATCTGTATCTTGCCCGTTTCGTCCTTTGTCATGTAAGTCTTTTTTTTTGATTCTTCTGTTTCAGGAAAATCTGGTTCGACTGTTGCCTTCTTTTCGTCTTCAACTGCCTTTTCTGCTTCCTCAATCATCTTGTTCCATTGTTCTAATGGAACTGGAACTTCTTCCTGTTTAATTTCTTCCAAACGGTCTTGAACACGATTTTCGGCCTGCTTAATAAAGTCAGGTTCTAAATCTATGGTAGTTTCCTCCGGCGCTGTTATATCACCTCCTAGTGCAGTCGACGGTGTTTCGTTTGGAACTTCAACAGTTTTGTTTCCTTGTTGTGATGGGAATGGCCAAAACGAGCTTACTTGGGGCCAGTTGAATTCTCTTTGCGGTGCCTCTTCTTTAATTTGTTCTACCTGTGTGTCTGTTAATGGACCATTATCTGGTTCATATTTTGGTTCTTGCCTTCTGTACCAACCGAATGTCATTTGGGCGGCCAACAACATAATAACTGCTAATGGATCAAATACAATAACAATAAGGATAATGATCCATGTTACTGCACGTTCTAATGAGTTTTCATCTGCTCCGTGATCACCGTAGATAAATTTGGCAATATATTTGATCGGCCCAACTTCTGCTTCGACTTTTCTAACTTCAGCACGAATGGGTGCAGCTTCTTCGTTAAGTTTGGCAATATTTTTTTGTTCTGCTGTAATTTCAGTTTGTAAACGAACACGTTCTCTTTGTTGCGATTGACGAATCGAAACAGCACGGTTGGCACCTTTCTCATCAGTTGAACGTGCCATACTTTGATCTACGGCTTCATCCATCTGTCTAAGTGCTTTACGATTAGCCTCAATGTTGTCTTTGCTTGTTTTAATCTTTTCATCGTAAACAGCAATCTTACTTTGGACATCACCGGAGACTAAACTTTGATCACTGTGTGCTTTAGAAAGGAAACCAAATATACCCATTGATGTTATAACCATCAACACGACTACCGCAATGATCATGTAGTATTTTATAAAACGTGGAGCACGTTCCCAATTGGCTTTGAGCCAACTTGCACATACTAGTTTACCAACTTCTAAAGCCGAGCCCATAATGATGATAGGAATGGCGGCGGCAGAAAATATTGCGGTAAGACCTACTACAGAGTAATAGATCGCTACCGCAGATATTGTTAAACCAGTTAGTAGTAGTAACCAGGCTAGTATCATTAATTGCCTATTATTCTGCGTCGCCAGCAGAATCAGCTGTGACTAACTCAGTGCCATCGATTAAGTTAACGCCAACAGTTCCCAATGTTTGTGCGGCTGTTGCACCAGTGTGAGTAACTGTAATTGGAAGATGACTATCTATTCCCGAAGTACCATTATAAACGCGAACGTTAGCTGTAGTTGTCAAACGAATTGCTTTGGCAATTTCGTTCTTAATTACTTTTGCAATAGTATCCATTGCGCCGCCGTTGATGTCATTGCCTACAATAGTTGCACCTTGGTAAGTGCCGGTTAACGGAATGTACGCATCACGGTCGAACTTTACTGTAAACGCTAAAGTAGTTGCTTGTGAATTACCGTTAGTTTCATCGCTGTCAATTTCGATATCCATAATTTGACAATCTGCTAGGCCTGTTAAAGCATTAACAATGTTGCGGAAACGCATATTTCCACGAGCACGGTTTTGTCCGTATGCTAGTGTAGTTGGCAAATCTGCAACTGCGAAACTGTCTGAACTAGTTGGTGTAACACCACCCCGGTCGTTTTCTGCACCGGCCGTTGTTGGGTAGTAAGTTGTATTGGTCATAGTAATAACGGCCCTATACATACCCGGTGCTAATTGGTTAATATTTTGTTGAAATCCTGATGGCATTTTGATGCTCCTTTATATCTAATATTTATCGTTATTTTACTTGAAAACTATCAAAGCCAAAAAGGCCGCTTGTACAAAGAAACCAAATCCAATAGTAACAATATTAAGTAAATCTTTTTGGATTGTTGCTTTGATAAACAAAAGGAACAAACCCAACCAAGTGAAAAGCACCATGTCAACAGGCGGCATCTTTTCAGTTAAACCTGTCAAAATAGCTATCATAGTAGGTATAGTTGACAGATGTAACAATAGTACGGCAATCCACCCTGCTGTTTCTGCTGAGATATGGGGTGCGTGTTCTTTTACGGTCTTTACCCATAAGTCAGCATTAAACAAGTCTTGTGCAAATTTTTTCACAACTTCTACGTTCATAATTTTCCTCACTTATAAAAAATGTGTCTACCAATTTTTGCTATGGGCTTTTTACCCCATTTAGGATTAATATAATCCCCATGAAAGTAAAGAGCATCTTTAATGGAAGGTAATCTAAATCCTTCCAATAATACTTTTTTAGCTACTTCCATACTTTCTGTATATACAGGGCCATTCATTGGCTTCTTTAAACTTGCGCTATCGCAATACCAACTAAATTGGCAAAGCACACGTTCGTATATAACGTTCTTTTGGTACACAACCTGACAGATGTCGGACGGAAATTGTCCACTTTCTGCACGGTTGATTGTGACTTGTGCAACCGCTACTTTACCTTCAAAAGGTTCGTAACCGGCTTCATGATATATGTTACGAGCTAGACAGTCTAGTTGCTTCTGTCTTAACTGTGCTGTAACTGTACTCGCTTGTTCGCGAGCTGATTTTAGGGTATCCAGTTTATAGTCAACTGCCTTGTACCCTGCTAGTCCTACTAGCACCATTGCTAAAATAAAGACTATTGTTTTGATAATGCGTATCATATGATTTTCTCCTTTACGCTGGAACAGGCATCGCTAGTGCCGTTATTAAAAAGTTTTGGCTGGTGTCATCTCCTTGGTTAAATGGTACCTTTTTTTCGAGGTACAATATATAGTTATGCCGTGATGACCAGTATAAAAACATAAGTTTATTGGTTATCTACGCATTTTACTAATATCTACTGCTTGTTCGTCACTGAAAACGGGCACAGCATTGCTTTTATGCATGGTTGCGATGCCTTTTACCATAGTTCCTGTATAAACTTTTGGTGGCTTAACTGTACATGCTCCACCACTAAATGGTAGACTAGGATGCTTAACATCCGTACCGTATCTGGTATATGGCTTGTTGTCAGGTTTCCAAACTTCGGCAGTCAGAGCACGTTTGCGCTTCTTTTCTTCTGCTTCAATGCCCCAACGCTTCTGTAACTCTTTCCAACTTTCTTCCGACTCTCTAGCTTTTCTTGCATGTTCTGCTGAAGCGAATTTCTTTTTGCCTTTCTTTTTGCCGGTGGTACTGAGCCACGGACCTTCTAAATGCATACTCAATTTTTTCTCCAAAAGTAATAACTATTTCATTAGTATACTATAATACTGTACTAGTGTCAAGTTTTTTTGGTTTATATACGAAATGATTCGCCACAACCACAGCGATCACGTTCATTTGGGTTGACAAAATCGAACCCTTCATTAAGCCCGTTGCGGACCCAATCTACAGTTAGCCCGTTTAAATAGGCTAAACTTTTTGCGTCAACTAATACTACAAACTCTGGATGTCCAAAATTAGTAACGCCCACTTCTGCTGTGTATTCGTCTACATATTCAATCGTATATGCAAGTCCACTACATCCGGTAGTCCGTACACCCAATCGAATACCCACGCCTTTACCCCGACGTTCTAAGTTTTGCTTGACTTTCTTAGCTGCTGTGTCGGTTACGGTAATCATTTACGGCCGCCTTGATAGCATCTTCTGCTAGAATTGAACAATGTATCTTTACTGGTGGTAATGCTAGTTCTGTGGCAATTTCGGAGTTTTTGATTGTTCCTGCTTCGTCAAGGGTTTTGCCTTTGAGCCATTCTGTAACGAGGCTCGAACTTGCAATAGCCGATCCGCAGCCATACGTTTTAAATTTCGCATCTGTAATAATACCTGTATCATGATCCACCTTTATCTGTAGTTTCATTACATCACCACAAGCAGGTGCACCAACCATACCTGTGCCTACATCTGCATCATCTTTGGCAAAACTGCCAACGTTGCGTGGGTTTTCGTAGTGATCAATAACTTTATCTGAATATGCCATACTATATTTATTTAAAAAATCCAGTTAATTTTAGTTCTGTATGCCAATGTTTACTCATAGGAGTGTTAGCAAATTCTTCAAAACACGGTGTGCCTAGTGTATAGTGTATCAGTTTTGCATTTGGGTTCTCCCCATATTCGTCTGCTAGCCAATTCCATTCTACAGGTAATTCTCCTATGTCAGAATCGTCTAACCATGTAAATCTGTGTAGTTGAGAACCTGATGCGTTTTGTACAAATTCAGGAGTTAACATTTTATTTTTTGGATGGGCACAGTTCCACATAACAACACTTGACCAATTCTTCCTTGGATAATCCTCATTTTTTGCACCTAGATATTTTGTAGACATTTTAGTTTTATAATCATGTTTGACTACTTGTACAGCATAGTTAGGATCAAACAACTTATACAAGTTTGTGATATCTTCTTGTAACACCATATCGCCGTCTATAAAAATGGCACATTCTTTATAATCCATAAGATACGGAGTTAAGAATCTAGTATATGCAAACTGATTACTTGCATCGGTGTGTGTTTCTTTATAATCTAATAATGTGCTTAGTGCCAATGGTGTGACATTAATTGGTTGTGTCGAATATCTTATGATACTGTTGACACATACATGATACGCTATTGTTTCTTTTGTGTCGTATCCTACAAAAAGTTTAATCACAACTCACCTATAAAATTTGGAAATTCAAAAGAATTTTTATGTGTTACAGTTAACGACTCTGAGTAGTAGGGTTTACCTAGAATTGCCAATATTATAGATTTACACAACAGATCCTCGGTAGTTTCTCTAGGACCCGGAGATCCTATAGTAATATGTATATTTGCATCGTTTTCTAAAGTAGTCCAAGGCGTTAACATTTTTATATTAGTGTTACAAAAAATTGTAAATGTAGGACTAGTTAAACGTAAATGTAAATACTTTTGCCATTTTTGTATACTCGGTCTTACTGAATATGCATCTAAATTAATGTGTGGAATTATCGAGCAATGATCTGCAACCAAGTACATGTGCATCTTATCTTTGTATGATAGCAGGCTCTCTTTATCAACTATTGTCATAGTTTTCATAAACTCAAACTCAACTCCGCCGGTGTTAAAATATAAAGATTTTACCATAGAGGTTGGACGAAATAATTTTAATATATGATTGCGTATCGAACCAGGATGGATAACATTTTGTTCCTGTCTAGGATTGTAATGTACTGCAATTGGATGTTTAAGTTCTGCATCTATAGATGTAGAAGCTAGCCAGCATATTTTTGGGAATAACCTTTTACTGAAATCATCAGAAATATTTTCTTCAAGATACTGCTTTTTATTAAAATATATTTCTATTGCTTTTAACAGAGATCCGGAATCTTTCAGTAAAAGATGTTTTGTGTGAATTTCTCCAATATATAAATGCTCAGATGATCGTTTATATTTGTAAAAAAAATCTACCACTTCTTCGGTTACAGAAATTGGAATTTGTTCAAGTGTAAACTGTTCATCTGACCGAATAACATAGGGATAGACTTTCTTCATAGAACATTATTTGGATTCTTTACGATCGTTCTTAACTGCGGTAACATCATTGCGTACTTCCTTACAAAGTTTTGCTAACTCTTGTAAATGTTTACGTACTCGTGTTCCTGCTGCTCCAACTTCTTTATCGTAGAACTTTTCGAAATCGCCTTCCATTGCTTCCACTAGTGCTGTGAATTCTGGGTGTCTATTTGTAGCCATTTTGTTTCTCCTTTAATGGTGAGTTATTAACTCTACTACTAATTTAGCAGAACACACGGCTTGTGTCAAAGGAATTGATTAAGGGCCAATATTGCCGGCTTCAACGTTTGGACTTGCTTTTCCAATAGTGGCACCGGATGCCATCATTGCTCCGGTTACTGCAACTCGTTTGTCTTCAATGTAAACGGTAACATTACTTGCAACAACCATATCTCCGCTAACTGTAACTGAACCTTCTGTAGCGGCAATAAATGGAACATCATTTATAAAAACTGTAGTTTGGGGCGAAGATTTTAATAAGTCTACTGCTACGTCTTTTAAAATTCGAGCAACGGCTGGCATAATTATTTTCCTATTACTGGTATTCCTGCAACTGCTATGCCACTGGATTTTACATCGTCGGCTGTTGGGGGGAATATTAAGTTTAACAATCTCTTTTTTATAGTTTCAAAGTATTGAAGAACTGTTTTGTATGTTGCAGTATTAGTTATGAAAGTAGCAATACTGGAAGCTCCAGAAGATGCATAAGTTGCGATTGCTTCTGTTGCTTGGCTGGTACTAGTGAATAACTGAGTACTTGCCATTTCAGTGGTTAATTGATTAATTTCAGGAGGCAATGTTGGATTATCTCCGGACTGCTTTTTTATTGCTACTGAAAAATTGTTAGTTTTAATTTGATTAGCTGCAGATGCGGCTGTGACTACACTTTGTATATTTTTATTCACAGACCAAAGCATAACATTTGGTGAAAGATTGGCTACCGATTCTGGCATGCCTTTTTGATATGCATCTATTTCCCTAATTGCTTTGTTTATTTCAACAAGGTTAGCATGTATCTTTATCAGTATTGCATCAACCAATAAAGATTGTGCAACAATCAATGCAGCATGATCACTTTCAATAGTTGTTACTACTGGAACAAACGGAGGTATCGGACCAGCTGGAAACGGTGTATTAGTTGTTCCCGGCTGAGGAGTTGCAATTGATACGTAGGTTCCGCCAAGTGTTGACATATTAAGGTGTTGGAATACCAGCTACCGCAGTTGCAGTTGATGCAACATCTTTGGCCGTCGGTGGGAGGATTGCACTTGTAATAGTATTAATAGACTCTTCAAGAAAACCTGCTACCGTTTTATAAACTGCTGTATTTGTAATCATAACTTGAATGGCGGCGGCTGACGACGTGATAAAGTTTGTAACTGCACCCTGAGCCACAGCAATACCATTCATCTGCATTGAGTCTTTGATAGTTGTTGTAATTTGTTCTACTATAGGTGGTTCTACTGGAACTGGTTGTCCTGTTGCTATGAGCGCATCCTTTGTTGCTTGAACTTGAAAATTGTTAGTTTTAATTTGATTAGAAGCAGCGGCCGCTTGGATAACAGTTTGACTGGATGTAGCTGTAGCAACACTCGAAACTGCAATCTGTAAATCTTTTAGTGCTTTGGCACTGACACCAGTATTGTTTTTTAGTTCGCGTACTGCTTTGTTAACTTCTACTAATGCGGCCTGGATAGCTGTTAGTTGTTTAACATTTGCCACTGTGGCGGCATTAATTGCAATTGCAACGGCATCAAGTGCAACTGTGGTTGTTCCAGGGCCGGTCATTGTTATTACTGTTGCCATTCTTATCTCCTAATGTTTTACATATTTATATCAGTTTTATACCCGATGTAGTTTCTAAAAATTGTTTAGCAAATTCAGCATCAGTTGCTTCTGCTACTGTTACTGTAGTCTTTAGCAATCTTACATCTTTATCTGGGTTTACTGTAAAAAGGTATGGCATCAAGCCTGGGCCTTTAGGTCCCATACCAATTACTTGAATACGAGTTAATTTATAATGAGTTGCTGTTTCTTCTACTAGTTTAGCAACTAGCTCTTCACCGCTTGTAAGTTTTAATGTAATTACTTCACCTACTGCTACGCCTTTGTCGATTAACATGTTTATCCTTTGAGTGTGTTAAAAAATTCTTCGTTTTTACCTGCAAGCCCTTGATAGCCGCCAGGAAGGAGAACGCCATCCTTGAAAATTTGTGGAACTGAGCGCAAACCTTGATCCATTAGGAACTCACGTGCAGTTGGATCGTCTTCCATTTTAATAACTGTAAACGGAATGCTTTTACTTTCTAATAGTGCTTTTGCTCTGTCACAGAACGGGCAATTGTTTTTTGAATATACGGTAATCATCTATTGTCCTAAAATACTATTATAAACTTGGCAGCTCATCGTAGTCAATAGCGTCCGACATTACACCAATAACATAATTAGTCGATTCGCTTTCTTGAAGTGCTGTTTGTTTTTTACTTGTGTCCACATGTTTGTTGAACCAAGGAATAGGTGTTGACTTCGGCGCTGGATTATTGTATTTGATTCCAATGTCTTTCAAAGCACCAACTGCTGTATAATCTACAAAGTCTTTGAGAATGTTTGCATTAAGTCCAATCACTGGGCCTTTGATAAACAAGTAATCAGCCCATGCTTTTTCTTCACGGATTACATCCATATAGAGAGCGTACACTTCTTGTTCACATTCTGCTTTTACTTCGGCAAATCTATTATCCTCTTTGACAACTTGATTAATCAAATAGGCTGTCCAACCTTTGTGCAACAACTCGTCTTGTAGAATCAATTGTATAATGTTACCGTTACCAATAAAGATCTTGTTCTCTACCATAGCCAAACTTGTAGCAAAACTGACCATAAAGCGAAACGCTTCTAGTGCATAACTGGCATGCAGTGCCATGTAGATTGCTTTGATGTGTTCCTTCTCGTTGACTGAACCATCCATTTCTTTCATACAGTTAATTCTGTGTAACTTTTCATAGTGCTCTCCAACACTTGATGCCATGTCTACAATTTCTTTAGTGTCATGAATTGTATTAAACGCATCTTTAGGCACGTTGTAGATGTTACGAATGATGTGGCTGTAACTTTTACTGTGGATGTTTGTTTCAAAGAACGTCCAGTTGTAGACTAGTGCTTCTAGTTCCGGCAATGATATTACAGGCATAAAGATTTGACTTGGACCGCGACCTTGCAAGCTGTCTAGTGCTGTTTGACGTAGCAGGTTGCTGGTAAAGATGTGTTTGATTGCTTCACTAGCGTCTTTGAAATCGTTTGAGTCTTTGGTAAGACTGATCTCTTCTGGTTGCCAAAAGAAGCCACGTGCTGTGGCTTCGAAGTCTGCTATCTTTTTATACTTGACTTCTTCAAAACGTTGGATGGTAACTGGGCCTGCTGGGTCTAAGAACATCTTACGATTAAGATAGTCTGTTTTTGTTTTTAAATTATATTGTTGTTTACTCATTAATATTTTCCTGAAGCAAGTACTATCTTACAAATGTGTTCTAATCTTTCTATGTGTTCGTAGGCACGCCAAGGAGTGTTGCCAATGGCTACTACACCGTGTCCTTTGATTCCCACTATGTCAAATTTGATATTGCCGTCGCGGTCAAGACCTAAATTACGATGACAAGCTTCGCCTAATTCTTCACTGATAGGAGCAACATCGCCTACGTTGTGTGCGACCTTGGTATATCGATTGAGTTCTGGAAACGAATCGCTAACAGTTCCTAAATCGATGCCGGCATGCATGGCCGCAATGCAGTAGGTTGGATGAACATGAACCACTACACGCACATCGTCTTTGTGCTGTCCTAATTCTTTTTGTAAGCCAAAGTGCAAGGGCATTTCACCACTAGGTTCCAAATTGCCTGATAAGTCTGTTTGTTCAATGACTTCCCAATTATAGTTAAAAGCACCACTGCCAACACCACTGTTAATTGTTCTCCAGATTTTAATCTTCTTAAACATCTCTGGTTGCATGTTTTGTTTACGAACACCGCTGGGTGTTACATAAAAATGATCACGATCGTGATGTCGTATAGAAATGTTACCATCTCTACTGGTAATCCAATTACGCTTGTAAGCGTCTACTAATATATCGCAACAAGTTTCTAACATTATAATTTACAAGCCTCGCAGTCATCTTCTAATTCTTCTAGATGGTATCCGTTTACCTGTACTCCATTTATTTGTGTTTGCTCAGGAGTTGGCTCTTGAATTGCCTTACTTCCTGCCTTGTTAATCAAGCTATAGTAGAATGTTTTCAATCCCCACGCATGAGCTTGCATCAAGTTCTTAGCAATTAATGTAGTTGGAACTTTGCGATCCGCAAAATGAGCTGGATTGTAAAATGTGTTTGTACTGATACTTTGATCCACATAGGCTGCAAGTACGGCTGCTGTCTTTAAATATCCGGCACAATCTTTTTGTTCCCACATCATTTGATATTTGTTTTTAAGTTTGTGGTATTCAGGAACAACTTGTGTGAACGATCCTGCTTTGCTTTCTTTAGTACTGATTAAACTCATAGGCATTTCAATACCGTTAGTTGAATTAATAACAACACTAGAAGATTCTACTGGAGCAATTGCCATAAGTGTAGCGTTGCGAACACCATACTGTTTCATATTAGTACGCAATGTTTCCCAATCTAGTTCTGGGGTAAAGTCTGCTAGTTCATTAGCGCCTGCGGCTCTTAACTCCCACGGAAACGTACCCTGACCGTAACGTGTCTTCTCACTATGTAAGCAAGCTCCTCGTTCTTTGGCCAACTCAACTGTTGCTTCCGTTAAGTAGAATGCTTGATGTTCCATCCACGCCTTAACATCTTGTAAGGCATCTTTTTCGCCATACTTTAATCCACGTTTGGCATGCCAGTAGGCTAGATTAGTAACACCAATACCTAGTGGTTGGATTTCATCGTTGGATAATTTAGATTGAATACTTAAAAAATCTTGGTAGTCAAGTATGTTGCATAGACTACGCTGTAAAATACGGCAAGCACGGCGCATGTCTTCTGGATTACGGAATGCTCCCCAGTTAATAGATCCCAGTGTACATAACGCAATGCGGCCATCTACATCATCAAGGCGTTTGAATGACTTAGTAGGTAATAGGATCTCACAGCACAAGTTACTTTGGTATATTGTGTGATACTCTGGGTCAAACGGACCTTGGTTCATGACATTGTCGATGAACACTAGATAGATACGTCCTGTATCAGTACGCTCTTTCAGTATGCCCGACTTGAATACTTCTTCGGCGGACATTGTTTTCTTACGCAGGCCTTTTTGCTTTTCGTATTTGACATATAATTCTTCGAATCTTTCTGTATTTTGATAGAAGGCTTCGTATAAGTCAGGTACTTCATTAGGGTCAAAGAATGTTATGTCTTCTTTGTTTTTAAATCGTCTCCAGAAGAAGGCACTAAGCACAACCCCATAATCCATATGACGGACTCGGGTTTCTTCTGTTCCTTGGTTGTTCTTAAG